TGTCGGGTATCTTAGGTGCTTGTACAGGACTAGGACATAGGCCGCCTAAGCTAAACACATTGCTTACTTGACCTAGTGCATTGTTAACGCCGGCAAGAATTTGATCGTAACCGCTGGCCTGTTTAAAATTTGCTAGACTAGCGTTAATACTTAATAAAGCTGTTTGAAGTTTAATTAATGCTGGGTTAGTTGATCCTGCCAGATCTTTAATTAGATCCATTAGAGCTAACTGAGCACAAATTAATTTACCATTCCACAGGTCCTTAAGACGACCTGCCAGTAACATACAGATAAGATCTTTTTCGTTTCTCGGCAAATTGGCCGGAAATGTAACCTTAAGTGCGCCAACATTAATAGGAGGTATTGCTGGCATAATTACCTCCCATTGACAAAGACATTAGAACTGCCTTGAGCTCTGGGGTGGCCGCAAGAGTCCTGATTGCCTTTAAAGTTTACTGGAATTCGTTCAATGAATACATTTTTAGATCCATTAGCAGTAACTGGCTTCGCGTGTTTTAGCGGGCCGTGAGATTTAACAGGCGAGCCATCTACGCTAATTAAAAGATTATTAGCGTAGACTTTTTTCTGGCGCGACTGAACTATCGGTGCGCCTATAGAATTTGGATCATTTACTCTATGTACTTGTGGCATTAAGCAGTCAGTATACTAGTATCTCTGACCGTTGCAATACCTGTGGTACTTTGAATATAAGCATCACTAACTTGTTGATTGGTTTCTGCTGTACACATAATAATATTTGCTTTAAACAAATAGTCGCCATCAGGACTGGCGGTCATCATAAAGGGCACCATCGCGAGCCCATCCCTGCTAGCAGCCAAAATAACAGGCTTACTGATAGTCAAACCTTCTACTGTTTGACCTACAACTTTACCAACGACTTCATCTCCGCTGGTTAGTTTCATACTGATAATTTGACCGATTTTATTTTCTTTTAGCATAATAATATTTATTGATTTTTGATCCACGCAACTAATTCGTTGTAACCGCCAATGGCTACATCGTCGATAAAGATTTGAGGAACTGTGCGTGGGGGTGTTCCTAATCTTGTTGTTAGCTGTTCTAACAATGTTTCTCTAGTTTCTGCATTAATATAATGCTCAGTAAATTCCCAGCCCTTGCTGGTCATTAAATTTTTTGCTTGTACACAGTATGGACAAGCATCTTTTGTGTAAATTTCTACTTTCATTTTAATTGTGATGTATCATAAGTTTGCATAAAGATATCTTTCTTTACTGCACCGTAATCGCCGGGGCCATGCCTAACGATAAAATCATTGCCAGTAGTATAGTCTAGTCTGGATTTATTATATTGTAGAATTACAAAACCGTCATGATCAGCCAATTTTGCTAGCTTTATAATTTTTTTAGGACTGGCTGTTCCGTCGCCGTTATCATCTTTAAGTTCTTTAAACTTCTCCGGGCCTATAGGATATTTTTCTCCTTTTGGTCCAGTCATAATATAATCGCCAGGTTGATATGTTACGGGCCCTTCTAGTGTTTGAATAGTACCTGCAGTTTTAGCTACTTCGAAAGGCTCTCTAGCCGGTTTTTTAAAAGTTTTAAAACTGCCTGTTTTAAACCAATCATCAGTTATTCCTGGTTGTTCAATTTCATTTATCTTCATTTCTGTTCCTTATAGTGCTGGCAGCGCATCATAATCAATGCTGTCGCTCATTACACCAATTACATAATTGGTGCTTTCATTTTCTTGTAACGCTGTTTGCTTTTTGCTTGTATCGCTGTGCTTGTTAAACCAGGGAATTGGTGTAGTCTTAGGCGCAGGCTCTGTGTATTTAACGCCTATGTCCTTAAGAGCATATAAAGCAGTATAGTCAACAAAGTCCTTAAGAATAGCTGCATTCAAACCAATAACTGGTCCTTTTTGGAACAAATAGTCGGCCCAGGCCTTTTCTTCGCGAATAACATCTAAGTACAGCTGATATACTTCAGCTTCGCATTCCTGTTTGGCACGAGCAAAGCGAGCATCTTCCTTAACAACTTGATTGATCATCCAAGCTGTCCAGCCTTTGTGTAACAGTTCGTCTTGTAGAATCAAACTAATGATGTTACCGTTGCCGATAAAGATCTTGTTCTCTACCATTGCTAGACTTGTAGCAAATGATACCATAAAGCGGAATGCTTCTAGAGCATAGCTGGCATTAAGAGCCAACCAGATTGCGTTGATATGTTCGTGTTCATCAACATGGATTCCTGCTTCTTTGTTGCAGTTTAATACATGTAACTTATCGTAGTAGTTACCAACACTTGATGCCATACTGACAATTTCTTCTGTATCATGAATTGTATTGAATACTTCCTTGGGCACATTATAGATGTTACGAATAATGTGACTATAACTACGACTGTGAATGTTAGTTTCGAAGAATGTCCAGTTGTAGACCAATGCTTCTAGTTCAGGCAAGCTAATCACAGGTGTGAAGATTTGACTTGGGCCGCGTCCTTGTAAACTATCTAGCGCAGTTTGACGCAACAGGTTGCTGGTAAAGATATGCTTTACTGCATCACTGGCATCTTTGAAATCTTGTGCATCTTTAGTCAATGAAATTTCTTCGGGTACCCAAAAGAAACCGCGAGCAGTTTTTTCAAAGTCTGCAATCTTGTTATACTTGACTTCTTCAAATCGTTGAATGGTAACTGGACCTTCTGGATCCAAAAACATCTTACGATGTAAGTAGTCTGTTTTAGTTGTTAGGTTATATTGTTGTTTGCTCATAATTTACATGCTTCGCAGTCTTCGTCGTCGTCGACAGCTTGATTAAAGTTTAAATTGATAACATTGGCTGGTTGTGGTTCTTCGGCAGCCTTAGCACCTGCTTTGTTGATTAAGCTATAATAGAAAGTCTTAATTCCCCAATGATGGCTTAACATCAAGTTTTTAGCAATCAATGTAGTAGGAACTTTTCTATCCAAGAAATAAGCTGGATTGTAGAAAGTATTGGTACTGATACTTTGGTCCACATAGGCCTGTAATACGGCTGCGGTCTTAAGATAACCTGCACAATCTCGCTGTTCCCACATCAGTTGATAACGGTTCTTTAGTTTATGGTAGTCAGGAACTACTTGTGTAAATGATCCTGCCTTAGATTCCTTAGTCGAGATAAGCGACATAGGCATCTCAATGCCATTAGTACTGTTGATAACCACACTGCTAGATTCAACAGGAGCAATGGCCATAAGTGTTGCATTTCGTACTCCATACTGTTTCATCTCCTTACGCAAAGGTTCCCAGTCTAGGTCTGGAGTAAAATTAGCTAGCTCGTTTACACCTTCTGCTCTAGTTTCCCAAGGGAAAATACCTTGGCCATATCTAGTCCGGTCGCTGTCTACACACTTACCACGCTCCTTGGCCAATTCAACTGTAGCTTCGGTAAGATAATATGCTTGATGCTCCATCCAGCTTTTAACTTCTTGCAGTGCATCTTTGTCGCCATACTTGAAACCGCGCTTTGCATGCCAGTAAGCAAGATTAGTTACACCGATACCAAGTGGCTGTATTTCGTCATTGCTAAGTTTGCTTTGGATACTTAAAAAGTCTTGATAATCAAGAATGTTACACAAGCTGCGCTGAAGGACACGACAAGCCCTACGCATGTCTTCAGGATTACGGAACGCACCCCAGTTGATTGATCCCAGTGTACAGAGGGCAATTCTTCCCTCTGGATCGTCCAGCCTCTTAAATGGTTTGGTGGGCAATAGAATTTCACAGCATAGATTACTTTGATAAATTGTGTGATACTCGGGATCAAACGGTCCTTGGTTCATGACATTGTCAATGAACACAAGATAGATACGGCCTGTGTCTGTACGCTCTTTAAGAATGCCGCCTTTGAATACTTCTTCGGCACTCATAGTCTTTTTGCGTAGACCCTGTTGCTTTTCATATTTTACATAAAGCTGTTCAAACAGTGCAGTATCCTTATAGAAAGCTTCATAAAGATCTGGAACTTCGTTGGGGTCGAAGAATGTTATGTCTTGTTTGTTCTTGAATCGGCGCCAGAAGAAAGCCGACAACACAACCCCATAATCCATATGACGGA